GACTAGAAGGGAGGGCAACCTGAAAAATGGCAGTTTCGGATTGGTTTGACAGATTTCGTGGTGCCAGCTCAGGCCCCACAACTTCTGATAACAACGCATACTTTGAAGCATTGAACAAGATGAGCGAGTCAGCTTATGCTGAGAAGGGTCTCAATAACAAGGACCTTGCTTATGTTGACCCGCCAGAAGGCGACTTTTCGTTTGCCTATGTTACAGGTGACGGATATGTTAACCGCCCTATGCTCAACAGCACTGGTGACATAACACAGGTGCTCAAGAAGTTTGGTAGTAATGCCATTCTCAATGCAATTATCAACACCAGAGCTAACCAAGTTACTGCGTTCGCACACAGAGCAAACTTGGATGATTCTGGTGTTGGCTACCGGGTTCGGTTAAAGTCCCCAGAAGACCCAACCGATGCACAGAAGAAAATGATTGCCAGAGTTGAAAACTACATAGACAACATGGGTGTTGATTACAGCCCAACGCGAGACAACTTTGCTAACTTCTTGCGCAAGCTGGTAAGAGACACCTATACCTATGACCAAGTTAACTATGAGAACACCTTTGACCAGAATGGACGGCTGTCCCACACTCGTATCATTGACCCAACGACAATCTTCTTTGCCAAGGATAAGAACGGCAATCGCAAGTTCTCTGGTAAGATGTATGTGCAGGTAATCGACAACAAGATTGTGCGCTCCTTCACGGCAGATGAACTGGCAATGTTTATCCGCAACCCTAGAACAGACATTTACTCAATGGGCTATGGTCTATCAGAGCTGGAAGTTGGGATGCGTGAGTTCATGGCGCATGACTCAACTGAAATCTTCAATGACCGGTTCTTCTCTCATGGTGGTACGACGCGTGGTGTGTTCGTTATCAACCCGGGTAAGAACCAGAGTAACACCTCTCGCCGTGCTTTGGATGACTTCAAGCGGGCGTGGACAGCTTCATCTAGTGGTCTTAACGGTTCATGGCGGATTCCTGTTATGACTGTTGAGGATGCCAAGTTTGTCAACATGACACCACAAGCGCAGGATATGCAGTTCGAGAAATGGTTGAACTACTTGATTAACATTATCTCTGCGTTGTATGCCATTGACCCTGCTGAAATTGGGTTCACTAACCGTGGGGGCGCTACTGGTTCTAAGTCTAACTCGCTTAACGAGGGTAACTCCCAGACCAAGGTTGATGAATCAAAGTCTAAAGGTCTTGCTCCCCTGCTTGACTTGATTGCACGTTCAATCACCGACAACATTGTACGTAAGATTGCTGGTGACAACTACATCTTTGAGTTCACTGGTGGTGACATTAACACCAAGAAGGCTAAGCTATCTGTTATTGAACAGGAAGTTAAGACTGTCAAGACACTTAATGAAGTACGCGCAGACTTAGACCTCCCAGCCATCAAGGGCGGCGATGTCATTCTCAACGCGGTACTGATTCAGCGTCTTGGCCAGATTGAACAGCTCAAGATGAATGCCAACTCAACTAAGCAAGGACGTCTGCAACAGCTTGAGCAGGACTTGCAGGCCCCTGAGTCGCCGACACAGGTACCAGACGGGGTTTCCTACCAAGACAAGCAAGCGGGGCTTACAGGCAAGTCTAGCCCGGTAAACAAGGACGCTAAGTCCGGTACTGGTAAGGATGGTCAAGCCCGTAACAAGGAAAACACAAATAGCTTCAAGCAGGGTGGTAAAAAGTAGCCTAGCGCGTCTGCTATATTAGCTTGTGAAAAAGATTGGAGTTGTTTTCATGGCAAGAAGTATTGAGATGATGACTGCTTTCTTGCCCATGTCGCTTGAGAAATCCGATAAGGGTAAAGACAGTGATTGGTACATCGAAGGCTTAGCCTCAACCCCAGACATGGATTATCAAGGCGACATTATCCGCCCAGATGCTATCGACTATAAGACGGTGTTTGAGGACCATGGTTGGATTACTTACGAACATGGTAAGGATGTTTCTGACATTATCGGAGAACCCATTGATGCCTTTACAGACGAAGACGGGTTCCACATTAAGGGCAAGCTCTACAAGGCAAGTAAGAAAGCTCAGGAAGTCTGGAACTTCCAGAATATGGTATCTAAAGAAAGTTCTAAAGGTCGTACACTTGGGTTTTCGATTGAAGGCCCCATTGTTGCAAGAGACCCTGCTGACCCGCGTGTGATTACTAAGGTTCAGATTAAGAACGTTACGGTTACTTACCATCCTGCTAACCCCTACGCCAAAATGGAGGTTGCCACTAAGTCGATAGACGTTGGTGAACTTGGCTACGAGACTAATCCTGAAAATATGTCTGGTATTCCAGCCTTACAGCGTAATAGCGTATCGGATGCAATTGTGTTACTCACCTATGTGTTAGGTAAGGAAGACAAGGATGCGATGCTCAACAAAGCGCAGGCTGAAATGGAGGCCGCCGGGTTGTCCAGTGAGAGCAGTGATGCTTTGATTTTGCAACTTGGACGTGGTGTTTCTCGCGGAGACGCCTACGAGTATTTACATAGTAAACAGGAGGAATAACCCTTTGTCAAAAAAGATTTTGGAAGAGTTCGACAAGGACAAGCAGGCTCAGGCTGAGAAATCAGAAGAGCCAGAAGCTGTGGTTGAACAAGCAGTTGAAGAGGCCCCGGCTCCTGAGCCAGAGAAGGAAGCTGAGGCTCCTGTAGAAGAGGTTAAAGACCCGGAAGCAGAGCCAGCCCCTGAATCGGCTCCGGAAGTTGCTGAAAAGCATGAAGAGGTTGGTGAAGAGCCTGCACCTGTTGAAGAGGCCCGCAAGGATACTGATTCGGATGCAGACGACTCACCAGACCCTAAGCCATTTGAAAAGGATGGCAAGGTTGAAGATAAGCAGGACCATGCCAATGGGGATAGCCCAGACATTCTGACCTCGCTGACTGAGGCGTTCACTGGGGGCTTTGGTGAAGTTAAGAAGGCCCTTGGTGAGAACCAAGAAAGCGTTTCTCAACTGCGTAGCACCCTTGCAGATGTTACCGCCCAGCTGTCTGAACTGCGTGACCTTGTAACTGATGGCTTTGCTCACAAGTCTGATGTTGTTGAGGAAGTTGCAGAACCAGTTGAAGCAGAGCCAGAAGCAGAGAAGTCTGAACCTAAGGAAGAGGAAGCTGAAAAGGCTGATAAGTCCAAGGAAAAGGCTCACAAGGATGACGACTGCGACTACGAAGATTGCGACGACAAGGACGACAAGGAAGAGAAGTCTGAGGACAAGAAGGAAGACGCTAAGAAGTCTCTTGAAGAAGACGCTCCGGTTGCTGAACCTGTTCCAGATGAGCCGCTCTATGTCGCTGAGAAGTCTGCCGCAGTTGGCTCTGTAGTTGAACAACTAGCTGTTGAGGAAGCGCCAGAAGCTGAAAAGTCTATCGGTGAGCAGTATGTCGCCGCTAAGGCCCAGCTTGGTGCCTTCAACGATAAGTTGACTAACGAAGCAAGTTTTGGTGCTATCTCCCGTGCTGATTACGCAGAGAAGTACATGCTTGCAAGTGATATTGCTTACGGCCATGAAATTACTCAAGAAAAACTTGATGAATTTGTTGGCTATATTAACAAGTAGAAAACCATTGCTATATTAAATGACAGATATGGTTGTTTACCATTAAAGAATGGAGAAATAAATTAATGGCTAAAATTACTGATTCCCAACTGGCCGCTATCAACAAGTTTGCTCAGACGAACTTTGCGATGGACGACGTTAACAAGCAGGAGGAAGCAAGCAAGGCGCTCGCTCCTGACGCCGGTGCTGGTACCATTGGCTACAATGTAAACCCTAATGACATGAATGGGTTCACCACCCCGCTTCGTGTTGAGTCCCTGGATGACCAGATTAAGACTCTGACCTTCAACCAGGAACAGTTCGTGTTCTTCAACCAGATTGCTAAGCGTGCCGCGCACTCTTCTGTTGAACAGTATGTTACCTACGACCGCCACGGCGAAATCGGCCACTCGATGGCTTCTGCGGAAGGCGCAATCTCTAAGATTACCGCCCAACAGTTTGGCCGTCACACGGTTAACATGAAGTACCTGACGACTGCTCGCCAGGTAACCGTTCAGGCGGGTATGGCGGCTTCCATCGCTGACCCACTGCAAGCCGCTACTCAGGACGCGGTTGTATCTCTTGCTTCTGAAATCGAATGGATGTCCTTCTACGGGGACAAGGACCTGCACGATGCTAACAACTCCGAAGGTCTTGAGTTCGATGGTCTGAACAAGCTGATTCCGGCTTCTAACGTTATCAACTTGAAGGGCAAGGTTCTGTCCGAAGCTGACCTGAACGACGCGGCTATCATGATTTCTAAGGCTTATGGTTACCCAACCGATGCCTTCCTGCCGATGGGCGCTAAGTCCCGTCTGGTAAGTTCCCTGCTGTCCCGCCAGCGTGTGTTCCAGAGTGCTGGTGCTCAAAACCTGACGCTTGGCTTCAACGCTCCGCAGTTCCAGTCCATCTCTGGTATGATTAACCTGAATGGTTCTAACCTGATGGAGAACTACAACATCCTTGACGAATCTGACCCGTTTGTCTCTGGTATCAAGCCAACCGTTACTGCAAAGGTTGAGTCCGAAACCAAGGCTGGTCAGTTCGCTGATGAAGATGTCAAGGCTCAGGAATACCGTGTTGTTGCGGTTTCTACTGACACCCACTCCGAAGCGGTTGCTCCGGAAGCGGCTGTTCTGACTGCTAAGACCGACACGGTTAAGTTGGAGATTACGGTTCCGACGAACTACGAATCCCCGATTGAGTTCATCCGTGTATTCCGGAAGTCCGAAGCTGGCCTGTTCTACGAAATCGGCAAGATTTCTGCTCACGAAGCTAAGGCGGGCAAGGTAACGTTTGTTGATGACAACTCCGTTATCCCGGGCACTGTTGATGCTTACGTTGGTCAGATGACCCCGGATGTTATCGCTCTGTACGAATGGCTTCCAATTACTCGTTTCGCTCTTGCGACGATGACCGCGGCTTACACTTGGAGCTTCCTGTGGTTCGGTGCTCTGGCACTGTTCGCACCGCGCAAGTGGGTTCGTATCAAGAACATTGCGACTGTCGAAGTTGCACCGCAACGCTAAGATAGTTACTAGAAAGAATAGAGCTTCGGCTCTATTTTTTTGTATCCGGGATAGGTTGATATTGTGTTATAAATCCACG